CAAGATTTTCGTAACGACACACCCGATGAGAAAGCTTTTATTATAAGCATTGACACCGATTACTACGTCACTGAACCTGATGTTCTTTTGGAACACATGAGGCCTGTAGTTATGCACACATTCAATCCCAAGAAAGTAAGTGGATTCGACGCTGATTCACCATTCACAATTATCAACAACATAGTGGAATACAAAGTCAGCGGCGGAGCCACGTGGAAACACCCGGTATGGGATTGGTGTGAAGCAGGCGAGTTTATCACCAGTAGAGTGAGAGTGACGTGGTGGCAATGGTTAAAACATCTACCATTGACTCTCATCGGATTACATCAAGTCGGATACCATAAAATACATCACTGCCGACCATGGACTGACTGTCCCGACCGTGCGTTGGTTTACACCATGCCACAATACACTGTCTGGAAATTTAGTTGGATCCAAAATGAAATCAATACCCGGAATTTGAAGCGGATAACATACCAGGATAACACCAAGCCTGGATGGAACAGATTGGAGTATGTTAGTGAAGACAATCAGCTCATGGTCAGCTTGGGCAGAGAAGGAGAACATGCTCAAGTGACCATTGAGAAGGCAAAGCTTGACATGCTGTCAGGATTGGGAGCTACACAATCTGTAAACGCACGCCTCATCGGTATGGGACATAAAGATCCATTGTACACATCACTTATTGTACAATATTACACAGGGAAGAAAGTAGTTGTTCCTGTGGTGTCCACAATTTACAAACAAACAATGCCACGCGTCCATTGGCCAGTCACAAGTGACGCCGATGTGCCCGAAGTAAGTGCCCGCCAGTACACCAAACCAATAATTAGCGATTGCATGATGATGCCTATGATTAAGAGATGGGAAACCATGTCTGAATCCATAGAACGTCGCGTTACGTTCGTCGCCAATGATAAGAAACCTAGTGATAAGATCGCTAGTATTGCTGAAGAGTTCGTTAATTTAATGAACGGAGACATTACCGATCTCATACCATTGAGTATCGAAGAAACTATCGTACGTCTCAATAAACCATCACAGCAATTACAGCTTCGAGCTGTTTTCGAAATCATTGGAGTCGAGCCTCGCGAGTTGATAGAATCATTCAACAAAAACGAAGCAGGCATGAAGTCGAGTCGTATTATCTCCGGATTTTCCGACATCCTCTTCATTTTGAAAGTCTCACGCTATACATTGGCATATTCAGAGTCAGTTTTGCATGCTGACCATAACACGCATTGGTATTACCCTGGACGGAGTCCACCAGAGATAGTTG